GCGCAGTAGCGGGAAGATGTCGTAGGACAGCGCCGTTGACTCCGTGCCGTTCACCTTCGTGATCTTGTGCAGCTTCGAGCTGCTGAGCGTCCCAAGCTGGATGTAATCGCCAACGGCCCACGAGCCGACGCCAGTGTCCACCGTGAGCGTCGTCGTGTTCGCGACGTGCGCTCCGTTGAGCTGCGGGATTCCCGTCATCGTTCCGCGCTGCGTGCCGTTCGCGTAGTCACGGAAGTAGAACGTGCCGCGCGCAGCCATGATGAGAAAGCCGATAAGTTCCTCGGCGTCGGCGCGGTTCATCGGCGGGCATTCGACATCGCCGCTGAGCATCGTGCCGGTCCAGTTGTAGGATTGGCTCGAAAAGGTGAAAGGCGAGATGTTGCGGGCGACCGCGCTGATGGCCGAGAAACGCAAGGAAGCGATGCGAATGGCGGCGGGAGGGGTTAGAGGATAGGAGATGGCCATAAGCGTCGAGAAACTCAAGCAAACGCACTGCGATACGACCCCCCGCGCCGCACCATGTCGGGGATCTCGGCCTTGAGCCGCCGCCGCTCTTGTTCGAGGATAGGCACCAGCTCGGCGCGCGAGACGCCGGCCGCGATGTTGTAATTGACCGTGACGCCGCCCGAGCCCCCGCCGCTGCTGCCCATTGCGCCGTTCGGCACGATGCTGCCCGAGGAACTGGGAACGAATAGCTCGGGGCCTTTTTCGCCGACGACGTAGGCGCTGCCTGCGCCGACGGGTCCGCCTTCGGCGCGGAAGCCTGCGAAAAGCGCGTCGCCGATTCCCTTGGCGAGCGGTGCGGTAATTTGCTGGCGGAAGACGAGGCGGAGCAGGTCTTGCCCGAGAGCGCGCACGACCTCGCCGAGTTTTTGCCCGCTCAGGATTGCGTCCTCGAAGCCTTGGGCGATCATCGCGCCAGCGTCTTCGCTTATTTGCGCGAGCTGGGACATTGCAGGAAGCGTTTTTTTTGCTTCTTCGTTCGCGGCGCTTAGGCGAGAAGTCATGTCTTCAATTGGGCCAATAGCGGAGGAGTATGCTGCCGCCGCTATTCCCACCGCTTTCGCTGCATCATCCACGCTCATGCCGTGTTTCTTTTCAAACAAAGTGATGCGATCGAGTTCCTCCATGTAGATTTCCATCGGGCTACGCAGTGATTTAATCAACGCGTGGTATTCTTCGATGCTTTGATTGCTGCGATTTTGTGCGTCAGCGTTTGCCGCTGATAAGCGGGAGGTTCTGTCGCCTGCTTGAGCAACTTGCTGCATCGCCCTTTGGTTTTCCTCGGCGTTCTCCTTTACTCTTTCGTTCGTGTTAGTCAGGTCAATTCCTTGTTCTATTTTAAATTTAGCAACTTCAAGCGCGGCGTAAGCGGCAGAGAGCTTTTTTACTTCTGCGGCCTGTTCGATTGTCCCTTGTGGCGTCCTGAGTGTTTTTGTCGTTACTTTAAAACTAGGGTCGATCGTTGTTTGAGTTGTTACTTTATCGGCCACCTTCGGACGCAATACCGCTAGTTGTTGCGCAATTTCAAGCCGCTGTTTTTCAAGTTCAACAAGTTGTTTTTGCGGCGACATAGCGTCGAACGCAGCGCGCGCGTAGATTTCCGCAACCTCAAGCGCGGATTCCTTCATGATCTTTTTTATCTCCTCAAACTGCGTCATGAATTTAGCAATGGATTCGATTGCTTTATCGAGAACGCTAGTGAGTGAAAACCCTAGCGCCGCCGCAAACCCAGCGCCAAGCGCGCGCGGGTCGAAAGCTTTTTTCATGAAGCCAGCCGCCGCCTCAGAACCTTTTTGCAACTTCGCGAGCGAGTTCTGCACCGCCGCAAACGCCGCCTTCGTCGCATCGACCGCTTTGAGTGTGAATGATGCTTCAGCCATGGTGCTTCAGTTTCCGGTTTTGGTGTTCGATGTAAACCAGCCAGCCGTTCAATTCCTGCGCTGGCATGGCGAGCACTTCGCTTGCGAATTTGCCGAGACGGTCCGCGAGAGCATACACGGCGAGGAAGTCGGCAGCTTCTCCGCCGTGAATCAGTTTTTTAAGTCGTCAGGCCTCGGCCCGTTTTCGGCCAGAATGGCGTTGGCGATGCGTCCGACGACGTTGCTGTCGGCCTTGTTCAACAGCGTCGGCTTGTGCTCGATGGTGAACAGCTTCGCGCCGTGCTCGTCGGTCGCCTTCATTATCAAGATGTCCACCAGCAACTCCATGTCGTTCTCTTTGCTACGGCGATAGAGCCGGTTTTTTTCGCCGAGCGTGACCGGCGATGCGTGGACGACGAGCTTCCATTCGGGCACGTCAATTTTGCGCGTGCCGAGGGAGGCGAAGTGTTCTCTGACGAGGTCAATTGCTTCCATTGTGTTGTGTGTTTTGCTGCTGAGAAATTAGACGGCCGTCAGCGTGCTGAGGGCGCCGTTACCCTCGAAGGCGATTGAGCCCTCGACGATGCCGTCGAAGCTGGCGGAAATGTCGAATTTGGTCACGATAGCCGAGCCTCCATAATAGATGTCCCCAGCCGTGTCGCCCTCGGGATAGAGGTTGAGCGTGACCACGCTGCCGATGGTAATCAGGAGCTGGCCCGCGTTCGTCTCGTCCCAGTAGAGATCGCCCGATGCGCTCCACGTTTTCATCGTCGCCAGACGCGTGCGGTAGGTGTCGCCGATTACTGAATCCTCGACGACATCTGAACTATGGCTGAGCGCATAATTTCTGAGCTCGCCGATTAGGGTGGTAGAGATCTTGACGAGGCCTTCGCGGCCGAGGTGGTTTGCCATGTTAGTCGGTGGTTAAATAAATGCAGTTGAAAGTATGCCGAGCCGTGCCGAAGCGCCTGTCCTCGTCGGGCTCGATCACATAATCCACACTCGTCAAATGAAGGTCGCGGCATTGACCCCCGAGCGTCACGTCGGCCAAGACTGCGGCCTCGACCGCCGCGCTGCCCGTGTCGAAAAGGTCGTCGATCAAATACGTTCCGCTTTCGGCGATGAAGTAATCGACGATGAGCTGCAACTGCCGGTATTGCGTGCGGTTGCTCGGCCCCAGCGTGCGCACCTCGATCTGCTCGCTCACGGCGTAAACCGCTGCCGCTGGAAACGAGATGCTTGCGATCGTGTTGTTGCGCCCGCGAAGGATGTTCGCGGTGGGCACGACGAGCGCGCCGGTAAGAGCGTTTGCCGTCGCGGTGCGGATGTTGGTGCGTGTGCTCATGCGGCTGTTTTGATTGGCATTGCTCCGCCCACGCGGGTGAAGCCGAGATTGACGGCGCGGTTGGCGAGAACTGCGGCGACTTTCTTCTCGGTCGTTCTCACGCGTGAATTGATGGCCGCGTCGATCATCCGCTGGTAGTTCGGAATCTTCACGTTGTGCGCCGTGGCCTTGATGAACGGCTGCGGCCCGAAGCTGGATTGCACCGAGCCAAACCGGATGTTTCCGCCTGCCTGCGGTTTGAGCTTGTCGCTGAATTTCTTGTAGCGCGCTCCGCTTACTTTCGCCGATGAGTTCCAGCCGCTGACGGTCCAGCCCACGCGGTCCTCCATCATTGCTCTCACTCGGCGGAAGTCAGAACCGAACGCGAGAACTCGCGGCTTGCCCTTTATCCTGCGCCACGGTCTCTGCTGGTCCTTCTTGTATTTAAGCAACGCGTCTTCGTTTTCGAGCAACGGCCTGCCGTAATAGTGCGTCAGATTCGGATTGCGAAAAAGCGCGCGCAGTTTCTCCACGTCTCGTTTGCGGACATATCGTGCCATCGACTTGTAAAATCCGCCCTTGGTCGCCTTCGCTTGAAGGTCTTCGAAAACCAACGGTTCGGCGAGCCTGCTGAAATCCGCGCGCACCGCGTTTGCGCCCTGCTGCTTGCTCTTGGGCGGCGTGAATTTCACAATGGTTTGAATCGCGTATTTGGCCTCCTCTTTGATGACAAGTCCGAGACTGACCTTGGCTTCTTTCGCCAACTCGTGAAGCGCCATTTCCAGCCGCGAGAAACTGGTTTCGATGTCGATCATATCGACTTTGCGACCTCGATTTCGCAGCCCGCGCCCTCGGCATCCAAGGTCACGCGTTCGATGAAATAAGTGATGCTCGCGCGAGAAAGCGTCTGAGTGACTTGCGGCGTGGCGCTGACGCTCGACGTGAGCAGGAACACCGTGAACTTGCTGTCGGTCCTGCGTTGGTCCTCGAACTCCGAGAACGCATCGCGCGAGGATGACCAGATGCCGGTGACGCTCACGCCCTGATAAGTAAACGAGACGCCCGCCTGCTCAAGTATCGCCGAGAAGTCGGAGTTGATTTGCGTCGGGTCGAAGTCGCGAACGGCTGCCATACTTATGCGCCTCCTGTAAAATAAAACCGTGCGTGAAGCTCCGGTCGGTTCGCGAGTAGCCACGGCTCCGCGTCCTCGTAGCACCGTTGCGCGTCCTGCCCGCAGGTCTGCGAGCCGACGTGGTGAACGTAGGCCCGCGAGATGAAGTGCCTCCGCTTCATGTCCGCGCATTGCACGTCGTCCGAGAACCAATTTATCGGCGGGAAATCCACCCACGCGTCGCGGTGAATCCACGCGCAAATTGGCGCGATCACCGGCGTCTCGACGATATGCCGCTCGGATTGGTAGCGCAGGAAGTCGATTTTTCCGCGCCCGCTGCGCACGTTCTGTTCGCCTCGCGCGTAGTCCGAGCGTGTCGCGACGTAGCCGAGATTGGGCACGACCTTGCGCAGATGCGCAACATCCGCGAGGAGCACCGCCCACGTCGTCGGCGTGAAAACGATGTCGTCGTTGCACACCAGAATCTCGTCGTGCCGCTTGAACGCTTCGCGCGCGGCGAAGTTGTAGGCGTCGCCGAAGTTCTTTCCGATCTTGTGGTGCACATACCGCTCGACCTCGCGCGGGACGTAGGCGTTGAGCGATGCGGTCATCACGTCAAGGCACGCGGCGTT